ACACCAGAAGCGCAACTGCTGGCAGCGGGGCAATGGCTCCTACAGCATGAGGGGAGAGCTGCGCCGGGGCATTTCCCTGAACAAGAAGTATCTGAACCGGAAGGTGCGGTATGGCAGTAAGCAGGCATTAAAGCGCGGGGATTATAAACGCGTGTGCAAAACATTACATATGGTGGAGTTCTCATAAACCGCCATAAGATGCACAGTTATCCACCCATATCTTTGTCACATTTATGGTGCAGATATGAGTGGATAATGTGCGCTTTCAGAGGTAACATGTGTACTGCCGAAAGGGAAAATACGAAAAAACGGAGGGCACAAACCATGAAAAAAATTGAACTTTTTGAGAGGGCCATTGCAGAGCAGGCAGCAAGCCTTAAGGATTGGGGGATCAACCCCACACTGTTCTGGGCATACCGGAACAGCATCACGGCGGGCAACGACAGGATTGATTTTGGCGAAACCATTTGGGACACCGACATCCCGGAGATCACAAGGACGCTTAAGGAGAACGGCATCAGCGAATTCACCATCAGCAGCACCTTTTCAAGCCTGATACCGACCCTTGCGGAATTCGAAAAGCACGGCTTCCGGATGGCGGGGCTTACCGAGGTAAAGGCAAACTACACGGACTGGCAGACACAGGAGCGGGCGGTCATCCCGGCGATCAGGATGGAGGCGGAAGAGGCATAAGCCCTCCGCCATAATGTACACAATCCCCGGCTGTTATCTCTGGTACATTTATGAAGCAGATATAAGTGGATAATACCTTCGTTCAGAGGTAACATGTGTCTAACAAAAGGAAAACGGAGGGAAAAAGGATGGTAAGAAAAGGGGTAATCGGGATACCGCAGGACGGAAGGATGACAGCCTGCAGCTATACGGTAAAGCATTATGAGGAAGGAAGCAGGTACGGGATTGACGGCGGGAGGATTTCCAAACTGGCCATAAAGATAGACGGGAAGACCACCTGCTGCTACGACAGGGGATGGGACTGCGAGCCGGAGGATGACGCGACAAAAGCGGCGCTGGCGATCCTGATCATGGAATACAACTAAGGAGGGAAAAACACGATGAAGGAAATTTACAACGGATATGAACTGAGTACGGCATGGGATGATGAGGCGCTTGGGTTTGGATTCAGCATCCATGACAAAAACGGCGCGGAGGTTTCCCGCAGTGTTGACCCATATTTTTATGAAGAGAACGCACTGACAGCGGCGAGGGCAGCGGCGGACGCACTCCCGGAACAGGGATAAAGGCAGAGGAGGGAAAGAGGATGAAACTATACAGGGTGGATTACTACGAATGGAACTACACATTTTCAGATTTGTTACCGAGGCAGATGCTTTCGGTGGGGAAGGACGCGGAGGAAGCCATTGCAAACGTAAAGCCGAGGGCGGACAGCGACGCGAGGAATTTTTCCGCAAAAGAGATAAAAACGGTCATGGGCCATAAGATAATGGTCAGATAAAAGCACATACATAGCAGCGGGAAAGGGTTCCTCCGGGAGCCCTTTTCTGCTGCGTAAATTTAAGGGGAAGGAGGCGGCAAAAGTGCAGAGCGGAAGGAAACCCAAGCCCACGGCGGTCAAGGCGCTGGAGGGCAACCCCGGCAAGCGGAGCCTGAACACGGGCGAGCCGAAGCCGGAGAAGAAAGCGCCCCGCTGTCCGGCATGGCTGGAGGGCGAGGCGAAGAAAGAGTGGAAGCGGATGGCAGGGCAGATGGAGAAGCTGGGCATCCTCACGGAGATCGACATGGCGGCTTTTGCCGGGTACTGCCAGGCATACGCCAGATGGAAAGAGGCGGAGGAATTCATCACCCAGCACGGCACCATCGTGAAGACCCCTTCCGGCTACTGGCAGCAGGTCCCGCAGGTATCCATCGCGCAGACCTATTTGAAAATAATGAACCGTTTCTGCGAGCAGTTCGGCCTTACCCCTTCCTCCCGGAGCCGCATCGTGGCGGATAACGGCGAGGACAAAGAGAGTGATACGATGGAGCTTTTGCTCTTTAAGGGAGGCGGGGGATAGTGTTTGACGAGGAAAAGGCAAAACGGACGGTAGATTTCATTAACTGCCTGAAACATACCAAGGGGAAATGGCGGGGGCAGCCCTTTGAACTGCTCCCGTGGCAGGAGGCCATCATCCGGGATGTGTTCGGCACGGTGAAGGAGAATGGTTACAGGCAGTACAACACTGCCTATGTGGAGATTCCGAAGAAAAACGGGAAATCGGAACTGGCGGCGGGCGTGGCGTTATATATGACCTGCGGCGATAATGAGTGGGGCGCGGAGGTCTACGGCTGTGCCTCTGACCGCCAGCAGGCATCCATCGTCTTTGACGTGGCGGTGGATATGGTGGAGCAGTGTCCGGCATTAAAGAAACGGATTAAGCCCGTCATGTCGGTAAAGCGGCTGGTGTATAAACCCACCAACAGTTTCTATCAGGTATTATCAGCGGAAGCCTACACCAAGCATGGGCTGAATGTCCATGCTGTTATTTTCGATGAGCTGCACAGCCAGCCGAACCGGGAGCTGTTCGATGTCATGACCAAAGGCTCCGGCGATGCGAGGACGCAGCCATTATTTTTTCTGATCACCACAGCCGGGACGGACAGACATTCCGTCTGTTTCGAGCAGCACCAGAAGGCGGAGGACATCCTGCAGGGGAGGAAGATCGACCCCACGTTCTATCCCGTCATATACGGCGCGTCTGATGATGCGGACTGGTCATCGGAGGATGTGTGGAGGAAAGCGAACCCCTCGCTGGGGCATACCATTGACATCGAGAAGGTGCGGAATGCCTATCTCAGTGCCAAAGACAATCCGGCAGAGGAAAATATATTCCGGCAGCTCCGTCTGAACCAGTGGGTGAAGCAGTCCACACGGTGGATGCAGATGGAGAAGTGGGATGCCTGTGCTTTCCCGGTGGACGAGGGGGAGCTTCTGGGGCGGGAGTGTTACGGTGGGCTGGATCTGTCCAGTTCTATTGATATCACGGCTTTTATGTTGGTGTTTCCGCCCAGGGACGATACGGAGAAGTATGTGTTCCTGCCGTATTTCTGGATACCGGAGGAAAACATGGCGCGGAGGGTGCGGCGTGACCATGTGCCGTATGACGTGTGGGAGAAGCAGGGGTTTCTGGAGACTACGGAGGGGGATGTGATCCATTATGGGTTTATTGAGAGTTTTATAGAGGATTTGGGGAAGAGGTTTCACATAAAGGAGATTGCCTTTGACCGGTGGGGAGCGGTGCAGATGGTACAGAACCTGGAGGGGCTTGGTTTTACGGTGGTTCCGTTCGGTCAGGGCTTCAAGGATATGTCGCCGCTGTCCAAGAGGCTGATGGAGCTGGTGCTGGAGAAGAATATCGCGCACGGAGGGCATCCGGTCCTTAGGTGGATGATGGATAATATTTTTATCCGGACGGACCCGGCAGGGAACATCAAGCCGGATAAGGAGAAGTCCACGGAGAAGATTGACGGTGCGGTGGCGGCAATCATGGCGCTTGACCGGGCGATTAGGCATGGCGGAAGTACGGGAAGCGTGTATGACGAGAGGGGAATTTTGAGCTTTTAGCCTGATGGGACTGAAAAATTAAAAAATCTTTTGATTATGGGGTTGACTCTCACACTATGGTATACTCTAAAGTATGATTGAGCTCAGGAAGACACATATATGTGAGGTGGAACGAATGTTAAGGATAGGAGATTTTTCAAAACTGTCAAGGATTAGTATCCGTATGCTCCGGCATTATGATGAAATAGGAATCCTTCACCCGGAATGCGTGGACGATTTTACAGGATACCGCTATTACAGCGAATCCCAGCTTCCTCTGGCCGGAAAGATACAGGCATTAAAAAGCCTGGGCTTCGGGCTTTCCATGATAAAAGAAATACTGGGCAAATATGAGGATGTACAGGAAATGGAGCGGTTCCTGATTTTGAAACGTAAGGAACTGGAAGGGGAAGCCAGGGAGATACGGCAGAAGCTGCAGTTTCTTGACAGTACATTGAAATGGATGAGAAAGGATGGTAACCTTATGGATTATAATGTGACATTAAAAACATTACCGGAACGGTACGTTGCAAGTGTGCGGCAGGTGATCCCCGCTTATGACCAGGAAGGGGTGTTATGGGAGATTATGTGCCGGGAGCTGGAGCCGCAGAAGGTG